AACGTCAACTGTTTTAGCAGCGGCTGAATTACTGGTTAACTGAGCCGACACTTCAAAGTTGTAAACCCCTGAATAGGTTGGGGTTATTCGGGTATTAGACGCTACGCTCATGGCTTCGCCAAGATACGTGTTTTCAAACTGTATGGCGTATGCAGTACCCGTAGACCCTGCATTTTGGTCAACTGTGGAGAAGAACTTACCATTTGGGGTGCTGATAAAACGACCCCCGTAATCTCCAGACAACAAGTTTACAGTATTTGTTAGGCCATTGAAAAACAAACGTAAAATGTTGTTTAAATCATCTAGGTAAGTGCTTAGAGAGGTTTCCCTTGGAGCAACGGGGAGAGCTGGGTTAGTAACCTGATTTATAAGGTCGTTAGCCACTAGCCCCTCCTGCCGTCAGGACGCATCTGTAAACGCGGTACGCCTAGCTTCCAAGTAACCCCAGCCGCTGTAGACTCTAGCTTGAACGACATTTGCCTACCTCGTACCCGCGTATCCACTATGCCAGTAAAAGCCTCTATCGGTGTTGTAGCTGTACGAGTAACAGCCGCACTGTCGCTGCCTCCTACTGAAGCAGGGCTATAATAACCAGACCCAGAATCCTGTAATGGCAGTAAACTAACCGTAGCACTGGGAGAACCTGCGGTAGAACCTTCAAAGGTCAAGTCAGGTAACATCTTGTTTATTAACATAAATCTGTCACCGTCATCCAAATCAAACTGGGAAGAGGTAATACTGGCTGTTATGGCTGCTGGAGTACCTGTTTCATTATCGTCCACGCCTTTCTCTTGATTGATTAATTTGCCATCAAACGTAGCGGCTATTGGGAAGTCCCGTAAGTCAGAGTCTATCCACGCTGAACGTGATAACGTGCCGTAATACCAGATGTTTTCCACATAGTTATACACAACGTAACGGTCATTACGGGTCACCCCAGAGGAACAGTAAAACCACCATATCTCGTCAAACTCTTCGTTTGACCCACAAATAACCTGTTGGGCTTGGTCACTGTTAAAATCGTCAAATACGTAGCTACGTACCGAACAAGGTAGTGTTTTTACTGTACCATCGTAATAGTAAAACTTGCTTGTACCCATCCAGTAGGCAATGTTGTTGGAGTAGACGGCTGCATTAGGACTAGCTATGGTGATGTTAGACCCCAATAACGTTGCACCCCATACTAAGGGAGCACCTAGATACTGTAAGCCGTACATAGCCGAGTCAGTCCACACCAATACTTCTTGACGTGCCTGTATAGCTTGTACTATTTCTGTGCCTTCAGAAAGACTAAGACTTCCTGCTTGATTAGTAGCGGTGGGGTTCCAATCAGTAATGTCTTCTTGGTCAGACCATCGTAAAAGCATAGGGTCTAAAGCTGAAGCACCTACGGCATTTACACCAAAGCAAAAAGCAAATCTAAATATGTCTGATACAAAAGCAATATTAGCTACGGTAGGTACTTGCGATGCGCCCCCTAAAGAACTTACTAACACTCCTCTTGTGGTAACGCCACTACTTGCATCCCAGTAGTACAGAGCACCGTTTCTATGTACAAAAAACAGGTCTTCTCCAAAATTTGATTGGCTCCAGAGACGCATTCCCGCAAGAGTAGTACCACCGTTGCCCCAAGTACTTTGCCCCCACTTACCTGCACCCCACCCCGTAAACGGAACTTCAATCTCGTTTCCTGTATTAATCTGGTAAGTACCTACAGTGCTAGAACCTCCATTACCTGAGTCTCCCGCAGAAGCAGTAACTGTGCTACCAGAGGTATCTTTAGCTTCTACCGTGTAGGAATCCGTATTTACTATTGTCGCTATCTGATATTCTTGATTTAGAACAGCAGCCGTAATATTTCCGCCCAGAGAAGCAGCACCGCTAAAAGTAACAAAATCGTTAACAGTCGCTCCATGTGAAGTATCCGTAACAGTAAGAGTTGCATCGCCGTTTACAGCCGCGAAAGTAACATCTCCCGCTGCTGTAGTAGTTCTAATAGGGGTAATGTCGTTATAAGCACCGCCTTTCTCAATATAGTATTTGAGGTTAGTACCTACAGAAACAAGATTCTGAAGACTCAAAGTAGCCCAGTTATGTAGAGAACGTGCTACTCCTAGATAAGTATTAGCAGACAGTCGCTCCCAACCACCTATCTTTTGAGGCAATCCCCTTCTAAACCGCACCTTTTCAGTTTCGTACCAAGAACCTTCAGCCGCATAACGAGTGTTTTCTCGGTCTACTCCTGATTTAAACTGTATTTTCTTGTAAGGCATTACTCTACATACTCGCCTGTTTTAATTAAGTCAGTAAGCTCTAATGCTCTACCACCCACTTGTTTAGCCCAACGTGAGTCTAAAAACTCAGTAGCAGCTACCTTGTAGTTCCCTTCTTCCATAGCAGCCAGAGCACGTTTAAAGCCTCTCAATCTTGTTGCTCCAAGATTAAAGCTAATATCAATCATTGCATCTTTACGCACATCATCTAACGAGTTAAACCAAGCGTACTCTTCTGCTAACTCCTTGATAACACGTTCAATATCGTTCTCAAGCAAGTATTCTACTTCATCTTCGGACAGCCCCATGCCGCCCCGTTGGTCAATGTTTCTACCTACCCCAACAGTAATCTTTCCTTCAGAGCACTCATAAGCATGAGTCTCCACGCCTTCATGACGCTTTAACATTTCAATTAGCTTCTTCATCTTATTTTTTTGCATTAGACCCGCCATAGAAGAAAGCCGCGCAAGTACCTAATATTCCTGATAATTGCCCCAATACCAACGAGATAATAGTCTCGTCATTAGAGTCGTGTGGCATAAGTGTAACCGTCATTACATACGCACCGTAAAGTAGGAGAGCTAGTATAGAAAAGGCTTTGGGAGTTATATCCGAACCAAAGGCTTCCCGTGCTGATTTCCTGTCCTCTACTTCAGTCTTAAACGACTCCAGATCAATTTCCATTTCTCGGATACGGTCTTTAAAATCCCTGTCTGCTTCCTTGAGAAGCACCGCTTTCTCTGGCTCTCGCTCGATAATGTCCTCTATCTCATTAGCCGTAGCATCCGGTACACCTAGTTTTTGTGCAGCCATCTTGACAGCCATACCCGCCATTGGCCCACCTGCTGCACTGGCTATAGTAGGGGCAAGAGACTTGAGTAATCCACCTAATTTCATTGCAATAACAAATACACTTTTATAAGTGCCTCTAGTTCGTTAATTACTTTCCCGTGGAGTCTTCCTCCACGATCTCGTCAATCGTATCACAAACATCTGGAATTCGGATGCCTGTCGTAACCTCAGTGGTCACGCGGCCTACAGCTCGTATGCCTTTGTAGACACCGGAACAGTACAGCTCCTTGTTGGCTATCATTTCCTCGGACACAGAGCATCCCGCCATTAGTACACACAGCGCAGCGATTCTAAGCATTTTCAACCTCGTCAATCATTTTGTTGAGTTCTTTAAGTTCTTCTGGATTAAGTATCTTGTCTTGAGCGTCTAAAAATATTCCTAATCGTTCTTTATACCCTTCCATAAAATGGTCAGAGATAGCATCTTTCAGGCTTCTGTCTTCCTTCCTAACTTCTTTTGAAGGGTTTATGTAATCTTGCATGGAGTTAGCAAAGTACAACATGGTCTGCGACCTAGAAGGGCCATAGCAAAGGCGCGGTATGCGTGCCACCATATCTGAACCTTGCACACAAGAAATCTGGTTATCTAATTCCATAGGACGCTTGAACCCTTTGAAGAACACATTAGGTTTACCAAAGGTTACCAGATTGATATTAGGATGTTTTTTCCACAGTTTAGCTGCGCTTAGTTCTGCTAACGCCCCACCAAGACTGTGCCCACATATTAAAGTACGCTTCTTCATGTCTAGGTGCTTCTTGACTTTACCCCAAACAGAGGCATGAGCTGCGGTAAACCCACCGTGGCACAACCTGCCTACGTAAGGTACTGGGACTACTAGCGCATCGGTAAGCCAATCACGCCCCTGTTGCGTCCCACGAAACGCTATGATGTCTATGGATTTGCGCTTTGCTACATAGACTGTGGTGGAAGTAAGTTTGCTTTCTATTTTTATAGAATCTTTATTTTCATCGTTATAGGCTTTCATCGCCCAACTACACGCCATATTAAGTAAAACGGGGTCTAGTTTCATTACTCACCACCTAATCCAAAAATTAAAAATACCGTACCAAAGATAAAAATAACTGTGCCTATAAGCCATGCAAACATTACGGCTAAGTCACGTATCAAGGCATCCTCTGCTTTTTCTGCGGCTGCTTTTTGTTTTCTTTTAACTTCGCGTTTCTTTTCAATCTTGGCTGCTTCAGCTTTGATCTTGCCCCATCTGTGTGTCTTTCCTTGACGCATATAATGGTCACGGATTTTTTCCATCATCTTTTCAATCCGTTCTTCTTGCTGGTCTATAGTAATAGCTTCCTCTAACGCGGAGCCTACCAACAGATCATCATTTCCAGCCTGACGAGCTTTTGCCATGTGCTCTTCGACTTTTTTCTTAGCAGTAAAAAAGCGGCCAACTTCACCGGCCATGTCTTCGACTTCTTTTTTCTTGGCAATAGCTGTCTGTACAACGACAAAAGCGCTGTCTAAGGCTTTTATTGCAAGTAGAGCTTCACCGATCATTTGTACCACCTGCTGTCTTCATCTGCATTTATTGGCTGACAATATGCGTTAATATCAGGGGTGTCAGGCTGTTGTTTTATTTTTTCAGCAAAATATAGACATCTATTAATATCCTTAAAGCACAACGCCTGTTCGCAAGAACGCGATACATCTTGCCCTCCAATACTTATTATCAGTATGAAAAGCACCATGCTGCATCTCTACAACGCTTTAATACGGTCTATTTCGGTCTGGACTGCATCGGTAAAAGTTGAGCTAATCGTAGGATCAGCTTCATACCTAGCCTTGTCTGATTCTAACCTACCTGCTGATGGATCAACCCAACCGCTTACTAGCCCCCATGAACTACCATCATAGGTATGCTTACCAACCTTATATCCGTCAGGAGCAGTAACCCCTGTGTGCAAAGTGGCATTGCTACTATTAAGATCAGCGATGTCAAAATCGTCACCGCCGTTATTACGTACAGTAGTATTGGGTGTTGCTGAAAGATTAACTTCTACGTCATCATCAAATAAATAGAGGCTTACATTGCCGTCATTCTTGGTTATGGTCTGGCTCATTACGAGTCTCCGTTTAATAATAGTGCTGTTGTTGAAATTGCTAACCCTGCTTTAACGCTAGGTTCTCCTGCTGAAGTATTAAATGTGCCGTCTGGCCGTACATAATAGCTAGAACCAGCGGTCAAACTTGATAACCCTGTCACCGTACCACCTTGAACTATTACGCTGCCCGCTGCTCCTGCACTAAATGCGCTGTCAGCTATTCCTACAAAGTTGGTTGCAGTTAAGTTTGTTGTGCTATAAGCAGGGCGATAGGCTTGAAAATACTGACTAAAAGCACTGGATACATAAGCATCACTAAAAATACCAACGTATTCAGTGTCAGGGTCGTAAGATAATCCAATCTCAGACCTTTGATTTCTTGTGTAACCTGAAGGACTTCCTGCTGTTAAGGTATTACCAGAACAAGTTATAGGGTAGATATTAAGATTATTACCAGTAGAATCAGCATAAAGAAACAACGTTTTCTTTGCAGTGGGGTGGTAAATTATAGCTCTACCTCTTGAAGTACTACCACGAGATCGCGTTGTCTCTCCACCACTAGTATTTATGCCAGAGAAATCACTTCGAGCCAAAGCTGTGCCAACGGTAAACGAACCAGAACTTAGTTGTATAGCCATCGCTTGATAAGCGTTTGCATTTGCGCTTCCGCTACCACCAACATAAATACCCCTTTCGGCATTTTCGTCATAAACCATGCTGCTGTATTTTTGAGCGTCAGAAGATAAGACCACTCTTGTACCAGAACTTAATGCACCAGTGCTGGAGTTTACAGTGATCTCGTGCAGATAAAACTTATTACTTTGGTTATCGTCCGTGTAACCCGCTACAATTTTATTTTGAGACTTATCGTAATAGAGTGTGGGGTACTTTACTGTGTCGTTAAATATTTGATTTGACGTACCCACCGAGACAGAAGCACTGGCCCCTGACCCCGATGGTTTAACCGCTATTAGTCTAGGTCTGGTAGTTACGTCAGACATCATCATTACAATCCATTCACTGTCTTCGTCATACACCGCTTGAACTGGGTTACCTTTAGTGCCGTACCCACCAATACCCAAACTTACATTAGAACCTAGTGTAACGCTTGTCCCATTACTACCAATAGTGATTGGCATTACATAGTTCTGTTCACTTTCTTGATTAAAAAATACAACAAGATTTGAAGGGGGGTGAAAACAGGTTACCATTTGATTTCCTGTTTGGTCATTGCTTAGAATATTTGTTGTTGATCGCAACGTAAAAGTGTTGCCCGATAAAGTAGCGCAAAGAAATTGAGGGTAGTAAGTAGATGTATTTGAACTACTCCAAAAATGAACATTCCGATTTGTGTCATACCCTGCCGAAAGAGCGTAATAAGTAGGGAGTTGTGCAGCACTATATTGCGCTTGTGTTCCCGCGTCTTCAGAGGTTGCTGTTTCGGATACTTCAGTAACATCACCATCGCTTTCTAAAATCACAGGCTTCTTACTAGTAATACCACTGCCGCTGTCAGTAAAAGTCAGTTGTTTTGCCGCAGCTCCCGCAGGAAGTAGATCAGATAAATTGCTCACGATGTATACTCCAGATTTAAGGCGGTGGCTGACAGGGCTTTACCTATTTTTACTGCGGGTGAAGTAGAAGTAGTGCTAATGCTTCCATCCGCTTGCACGTAGTAGTCGCTACCTATAGTCAACGAGCTTACATTCGTAGAAATACCACCTTTAATTGTAACGTTGCCACTAGCTGTGTTACTTATAGCTTCATCTGTTATCCCTATAAAGTTTGCTAGATTGTTTGTGCCAGTGACAGAAAGAAAATCAGTTTGTACAACATTGCCACTCTTCCAATAGGTCACTAACACTTCATTATTTTGTGGGTCATACGTAGTTGATAGGGCTTGAACGCCACCTAAAGTCTGTAGCACTTTGTTAGTACCTAGCGTAATAGTGCTACCTCCAGAATCTACACTAACGACTAACGCATTTTGGTCAGTGACATCATTTTTTTGATATGCCAAAACCGTTCGCTTATTAAGCGTGTCATAAGAAAGATCAAACTGAGTGCTACCGTAACTTGTTCCTGAAATAACCGTAGTGGCAGTCCCTATTGTTGCAGAAGAAGCCCCTACATCTATAGTGACGACTTTTAAATTGTTGGCGTTATCGTAGTTGTAAGCAATGATGCCCCTATCTGCTTCAGCATCGTATTCCACACTTACTTGGTCGATATAAGCAGCACCCGATGCTCCCACATTCCCACTGTATATCTGAAACGAGCCTCCGTTATAATCCATTATTCCATATCTTACATAGGGGTTTGTGCTAGTTTTACATACCCATATCATTTTTTCTTGAGTTGAATCATAAGCAAAATCACAACTGTCTGATGAACTACTCATACCAAACGCCTGTCCCGTAGACAACAGATTAGTTAAACTAGGTGTGCTTCCACTATAAGAACCAGAACAGGAGAATACTTCTATGCTTCCATTAAAACCGTTATACCCTTGTATCAGCCACTGATTGTCACTAGTTTGATAACCAACAGCTGAACCAAATACGGGAGGGTTATAATTTGACGCAGTAGTAGTACCTTGGTGTGTAACTGAAGTCCCTGATATTGAATATCCACTTACGGAAAGAGCACTGCCACCTTGGCCCCATATAGCTAAACCATAAGCACTGGTTGGGTGATGCTTTAAACCCATAGTAGCGTCTTGGTCAGTTACAGTGACTGACTGTAAAACCACAGTCGTTCCAAAAGTAAGAGTCGTTCCACTTACGCTGGCTGCTGTTATCGTAGGATAATTACTAGAATTTATCGAAAAAACTACTAAAACATTACTATTGTTGTCCCAATCCGTTTTCATATCTGCGTATACAGATAGCGACATTCCGGCATTTGTACCGTCATGTGTTATTGTACCAGCAGAACTTTGCACGCCTTCTACAGTACCATCTGATTTAAGAAAAACAGTTTGTCCGTTACTTAAGTTTCCACTTGCTACAAAACTTACTTGCTTTCCCGCGCCCGCAGGAAAAAGATCGCTAAGATTCGTCATCCCGTATAATCCTTGATGTTAATTTGCGTAGCTGTGATTGCTTTACCAATAAGTTGGCCGTCTGAACTCGTTGTGATTGTCCCGTTATTTTGAACGTAATAATCAGAGCCTATCGTCAGACTTGACTGCGCTTCGTTCCTAGAACCCCAAGTGTTTATCGTGCCTGTCGCTGTGTCGCTGATGGCTGATGGGGCAAGACCTAAGAGGTTGGTTGCGGTGAG